AGGTTTTCCTTTTTCCAAAATGCTGTAGGAAAGGGTTGCATTAATCGATGAAATCATACCCAGTTATATAACTAGTAAAAATACCTGTGTTTATTCTAACAAAAGTATAAACATTAGCTTTCTTTATTTGGATTTGTGGAGCGTCTGTGCTACCGAGAGCATCCATTGGCATTTTAACCCTGTTTGCCGCAGTGGTAGCAGGGGCGCCGGACATAAAAGTACAATCGATCAACGACGCCGAGGTATTCTTAACGTACATTGTTAAAGTCTGTCCATCTTTTACGTTTGTAAAACTAAAGTCCGTACTAGCTGCCACGTCTTTAAATTGTACATTGCTCTGGCTCCAGTTAATGGTAGTCCCGGCGCCACTAACTGGTTTATGGTGGGAAGCGCCATCTCTAATTTCCATAGCGCCCGAAAGGAAAATTCCCGAATCGTTTATAACTACCGCGTCTAGTTCGTAGCTGTTATTGGTATTCTTAATTTTAAAGGCATTATTAGCGCTTCCTAAAATAGTTACGTCACCGGTAATAGGTCCGCCGTACCTGCTGTAGAAAACTCCCGAATCCAACTTATCTAGAAACTGACCCGTTTCCCCTGTTCCGACAAAAATACCGGTATGGAAATATTCCAATTCGTCTTCAGCGGCGTTTACCACAAGTCCACTTCCGCCGAATCCCGCGTAAAGGTTTGGCGTGTCTTGTAGTCCTATAAAGGTCCCCGAATACCCCGAGTCTAATAAATACCCAGTCTCGTCGTGACCAACTCTACTATCGTCGTAAAATTTGATTGTGCCGCCATAACCGGGTAATAAAGACGCTGATGACGGATCACTAGAAGTAAAAGCATTATAATAAAGAGTATTCGGTGCGGTTTGCGGTACTCTGAAGTATAAGCTTTGCCCGTTAGCTGCGGCTCGAGTATCAGTAATATCATCTCCGCCAAACTGCCCGGATTCATACAGATACTTCGACCAAGTTATCGGGTACGGAGCAACGTTATGTGTACCAAGAAGCCCTGTAGAAATACCGAAATGAGCATCAGTGACATTTGACCCGGTTACATTAAATTTATACGTGCAGCCTTTTTGCAAAAACAAATCTGGCTGATTCCTTTGGGCTCCAGCTAGAGTATCCGAATTCCCCTCGGGATGCGCTGGGCCTAACGGGCTCGTTTCTCTTACGCTTATTTTATGAGAAGAGTGTATGCCGATATTATATTCGGCACAATAATCAGAGAAAGCTCCCGTAAAAACTACGCCAGACGCAATAAAATGCCCTGTGTAGGCTTTGTCGGTTACATCATCTAGTTTTGTTTGAGTTATAAAAAAGCCAGAATCGTTCAAATCCATGAACCCGCCCGTCATATCAGTATTAACAAGCACCCCAGAGTCTTGTATGTCCATCAGGTATCCAGTGTAGGCATGATTGAACGGACCAGAAGGACCCCATGGAAACTTATTGTTTAAAAGATATTGAGTTAGGAAATCTCCAGTTTCTCCAGCCCCCACGAAATCTCCTGTGGGAATAAATTCTAAACCGTCTTCAGTATCCTTGACTCCAACTAAACGACCTCCGGCGGGAGGGGAAGAATAACTAGACGGAGTATCTGTTAAGCTAGTTGTAAAAACGGATACAGCCGTACCCGCTCCCCCACCAGCAACCCCTGACCATATCATCCCATTTCCGGCCGGATCAACTACAAGAGAATCCAAAGGGTTACCGTAACCGCCTTGAGGAATTTTAGTTGATGCATCAACATTAACGTCCCATAACCCTGTGATATACCCGGAAAAATGATTACCCCAAGTTACCGTTCCGGCTCCGTCCGTCATTAAAATAGGCGTATTCGTTGTTCCGTCTTCCGTAGGGAAAGTGAAAGCTTTGCTAAACGTAACCTGTTTATTTAAAGATATAGTATAAGGATCCTCGTTCGACAGTTCAACCGAAGGCTCGACATCTACTTCGTTATATCCCGTAAGTTGATTAGCGTAAATATTAAGCTGACTTTTGTTACCTATATGAAAAGGGTACCCGGTATTCGACGAATATATATAAGAGTCTCCAGAGTTATTGTAGATGCTGTCAATTTTTCCCGTCGAAGAGATTCCCATTTTAAGACTGTCATCATTGCTATTTCTTAAAAATATATTAGTACTAACGTAGCCTGTGTAGCTCGACTTCGCTGTTATATTCGCTCCGAAACCAACCTGAGTAGCCGGATCGTACCCTCCTTGTAAGATATCTATTGTTCTTGCGTTTATCCCGCTCCATCTGTTCGCCGAGGATCCCAATCCGCCGCCCCCCGAAGCAGGATAAAGATGAGTTCCATCGTCTAAAAAAATTCCCGAAGTAAGAATTTGTTTTTCTGCCCATTTAGTATAATGGCCAGCTACACCTGAACCTGAAACAAAAAGGCCCGTTTCCGTCCTAGGAACAAATTTTCCAGAATCATAATTTATATCCAAGAAATTGCCCGTCATGTTTGTGTCAATAAAACCTCCGGTTTGCCAGTGACCAACGAAATAGAAACCAGTGTTTAGAAACTCCAAACCATCTCCCGCAGCATTTACTATAATCCCACTTCCTGCAACAGTGTCTCCGGGCGCGCCGCCGGGAAGATGGTAACTGTTTGGCGTATCATCTAGTCCCGTGAACCCCTGTCCTGATTTAAAGAAATCTCCAAAATTTATCTCAACACCGCTTTGGTAATATCTTCCGCTTACGTCTAAACCTTTTGTATGATCGCTTACGCTTTGTATAATGGTATTTCCCTCGCCCGATAAAACTAAGTTTTGATCGTTTAAGGATAATTTATACCCTAAAGCTAATCCAGCGTCACTTGTAGCATTAACCAAAGTTATAGCACTATCTAACGGACCGTCTCCATAAATCACCAGCCCTGTAGGTGAGACAATCTTTAGTAATTTTCCCGCCCCAATAACTACTACCCCAGTACCGCCATGGCTGATATAGTTTTTGTTAAAAGCATTATCGTTTAAATATATCGTATCCCCAGCAGCCATTGTCACATCACCGCTAACAATACCTCCATATCTTTTATCCAGCCAATAACCCCCCGTGAGAATTCCAGCATCATTTGAAAAGGTGAGGCCATGAGCATCAGAATGCCCCATTACAAACATATTACCAGTTATGTCAGCTGGAGTATCAGAAAGACCGCTCCACGTAGTAACGGATTCTCCTTGAACAGCCTCCGCTATGTCTTTGACGGTAGCACTTCTACTAACGCCTGAGTTAGCTAAAACCATTAAGGCTCCAGTGGGTACCGGAGATATACCCGAAAGCTGTGATATTTTTTTATTTGGCATTCCTTATTCCTTTTATATTATACACTTTTTAATAGAGGGGTAGGTAGTTAGAAACTAGCAACCCGCTAGATTCCTCTAGTTCTAGATGGAATCTTTCGATATCCTCAGTATGCACTTCTGCCTCCGGAGTTGTTTCTAAAAGTTGAAAGTCTTCTAGTTTTCTATCTGATAAAAACCCACTAATAAAAAGACCTTTGGATAAATCGTCCGGATCTATTTCTGTACTGAAGCTTGCTGAGAAAAGTTTATTTTCCCCGATTGAAGTATCGTATGAAAATTGATCTAATTTAGCGCTATTAAAAGAATACCTTATTAACTCTTCTTCTCTTAACTGCAGAGGGGTGACCCCAGCGTTAATTGGGTCTCCGGTTAAAGGAATTTTACAGTTTTGAGGCATGTCCAAAGTTATTGTAAAGTTATAATCCTGATTTAAATTAACTAAATCAATCAGAGACCCGGAGCTCATTTTTTCCACTATTCCATTAATGCTTATGGTTACCGGGGCGGTAAAATTAACTTTTCTGCTTATTGGAAACTTGTATCCTAAGTTATTTTCTCTTTCTCGTGGAACATCAAAAGATATAACATAAGATTCTAAATGAAGATTATTGAAATCTATACCTACTCCAGAAAAAGAATCTACTGAAAAATTAATGTCCCCCGGTCTTACTACAGATATAGGATTTCTCTCTATTCTCTTCGGGATAACACAATGCATGTCAGCAAACTGTTTTCCGTATTTAGGCTCTATCGTTGGGCTTAAAAACCCACTCCCGCTCGTTTCGAACATTACATTTTCCCCGACATAAGTAACATCTACGGTTGGAAAGGTTCCGACAGAAGCTTCGGTTGAATATGAAGTCATATAACAGCGACCAAAAGAAATGACGTTATAGCCAGTAGCGTTTGGATCTACTACCTCTTGGGGATCTTTAGCGTTTAAATCCTCTAGTCTTTCCCCGGTGTATATATCCTCAAGGTCACCTCTTACTGCTAAGTAAAAGTTTTTCCTATCTCTATAAGTTCTAGCGGGGAAAAACGGATCATACGTTCCTGTTTGGTAATAATAATCTTGATGCTCTTCCTCGTCGACAAAACCGGATAGTAAAGTATGCCCTGTGTTATTTAAGTAAAAAGGCGTACCGTTAAGATCGTACGACGAACTTCCTTCTCCGGCGCGTTCATACTGAGGATAGTTTACATAAAGGCCGAGTTTTGATTCGTTTGAAACGTCCGCGACTAAATATCTAAAACTAAAGTCTACTTGTGGGGGGTTAATGATAGGTCTACCTAATACAGATCTAGTATTTAGCTGATTGATTTGGGTATGGGGAATGTTTATGTCATAAGAAAAAGACTGAACCCTATCTATTTGTTTTATTAAGTTATGAGTGAGTAACGGATTAGAATAGTCGTCGTGAGGCCTCTCTCCTATATAACTCAGAAAGTTATGTCCGGATGGCCCTGTAAAAAGCCCCTCTACATTGTAAATAACTCTTGACATTATTCCCCGTCATACTTACTGCAGTATAATATACCAGCAAGAAAATCATCTACTTGATGCTCGTAAGCGATAGATTGAATTTCCTTTACCCTTTCCTCATTTCTGTCGATAGGCTCAGCCGCATATCTTCCGGCTTTAGCTAACCAGTTTTCTGGATCTTCGTTATGAATAACTATATTAGAAATTTGTTGAGCAATTTCTTTCTGAGACTTGTTTAATCTTTTTCTGTTATGAAGCTCTCTCAAGGAAGCTTCTACTTCTAGATTTAGTTTATCCGCAAGATTTAGATTATCTTGAATTCTTGATAGGCTAAACTTAGCCGAAGCTTTTAAGCCTACTGGGTTCTTCTTATCGGTTTCTTTTGGCCTACCCGTTCCCTGCGGCCTTCCCTTTTGTTGGGGCACCGTCTTTTTGTTATTTTGGTTAGGCGTTTCTTTTGGGACTTCGATTTGTTTATTACCTAAAACTGGCTCGTATAAACCTTCGTCTCTAAGGGATTTAAATCTTTCCTGAGACTCTAACGATTCTTCTGTGGTCGGCATGCGGCCAGATTCTATGGCCTGTATCCCTTCTTCTGGCGTTAAGACTCCTAGTTCGATTAATCTACTATATACTCTAGCGTAAACAGAATTGTCTCTTAAATCCAAATCTTCAAAATGAGGAGTCGGATAATTTTTAAACCCCATCTCTTTAGATAGCCTCTTAATTTCCGGAATTAAGAAATCGTTAATGAAAACTTTTCTACCTTCGTTAAGTCTCTCCATAAAGACTTGAACTTTGATGCTTGAGTTTGCAAATTTTTCATCGCTCAACAATATGTTATTTAAACCCATTTGAATATCGTGATTCACGACTTCATATTTTTTAGGATCGAGAATACCAGCGATGTCAGGTATTACAAATTTAGCTTGAGTCGTATAGTCAGAAATCAAAACCCTACCAACAGACTCGTTCTCAAAAAGCTTTTGCATGGCGTGGAGGTTCTTTTGGTTGACCCCACCCTTCTCGGGCTCGGACCCCATCGTTACCAACAAGATAGCTTGGTTTGTCGTACGGGTTAGAGCCATGTCCATTTTTTTCATCTCCTGCTTCCAGTTAATATCTTCCAGAACAGGATAACCCATCGGCACAGCAAAAGGCTCATAGTCTTGTTTTTTATAAAAGACCGCCGTCATTTTTTCAACAGGAAGAGGAATCGACACAGCGCTATGACCGGGCTTTTTCTTTCCTCCTTTAATTTTCTTTACAGTCTCCGGATCGAGATTCTCTAGAACCTGAACATCTTCTTCTGTTTTAGGATTACGTAACCTCTCTAATTCGTAATCGGTTAATACTTTTCTAAACTCTCCCGAAGTAAAAGTGATATTTCCTGTAATTTGAATATCGGCAGGGTTTAGGATAATATACCTTGCGGGTAACGAATAAGAAGCATTTGAAGCCAAACCAAAAGTCTGGGTCATTTTCGTAACGTCTTCTTGTGAAAGATTAGCGTCAAACCTATGAATGAAAACGTTTCCCGATCTGTAATACTCGCGAAAAAACTTACTTTGCAAATTATTAATGTTTATCTTTTTAAGTAAAGCGTTAAAAAAATCTTTAGACTTCTTACTTCCTCCCGTAAGATATAGATTACTCATAGAGAATTCTGTCATGAGATCTATAGTGTTTCTAAAGACTGAAAAGTTATAATAAGCCTTCTGACAGAGGACTATAGTGTCTCTTATATCGAGACTAGAATTGTTGGAAACCCCCTGAGAATAACGAAAAGGAATAATACCGTCGTTGATGTTCGAATACCTGTCAGTTCTTTCTATTGACCCAGCCTTGTTGCGCCGCGTCCTAGTAGAAGCAAAAGACTCCTGAAACCCTTCTCCGGCCATTAAGGGCTCTTTAAGAGAATTTTCTTCCTTAGTTTTTCTTGTTACGGCCATATTTAATTTAAAATTACACTTAATTAATCATTCTTGGAACAAAAGTGAAGTTAGCTTCTTCAACTTTTATACTTCTAAGATCATTATAGGCTTTTACAGCCCAATTACCTAGCATTAATGTCGTATAATTATCCCTTCTGGCTCTGTTTGCAGAATTACTTCGGCGAAGATGCTGGGGGAGGTCGAAGGTTTGTGTTCCTTTGGCTGTCGACTTTACCTCGATCAAAGCGCATTGCTTCTTAGTTTGGTAAATTAGATCGTCTTGAGTCTCGATTAATTCCCCTATATCGTTAAAGGGGGTGAGATTGATCGGGATCTTTAACGATGTAGCTCTTGAAAAGAAGCTTCCGAACGCTGAGGTCCTTGAGGCAAAAAATATTTTTTTATGATCGATACAAGACTGCAAGTATTCATTAGCGTTTCTTAGGAAGTCGGAGCTAAAAATCTGCCTAAAACAAACAACGTTATCTTTAGGGTTGTATTGCCTTTTAACCGATCTAAGCTCTTTCTCATAATCAACACCTTCTTTTTCGGTATTAAAATCAAAAAACTTAATTTTTAACTTAGCTTCTCTGAATAACTCCGATTCATTTGCTCCATCAATAAATTGATACCCGGCGTTATCAATTATAATCAGCTTGATATTAAAGTTCTTGTATACGTAAAATAAATACTTGATATGATCCTTTAGGTTTCCTCCCGCCACTGCATAAGAATGAACCAATGTATAAGACGTTTCGTCTAATTCCAGTATAGACATTGCGAAATAATCTGAACTCGGGCTATTGCTAAAACTTGGATCAATCGCTAGAATATACTCCTTGTCGGGGCTCCCGGCTATTCTTGAATGCGGAGCTTCTCCGTCGGGCACTGTGCATTCGTACATTTTTTTCGCGCTAAAATAACTGTCGCTTCCATCAGTAAATTGAGCGCAGTATTCCCGCTGAAAAGAAGAAGTGGACGCACCCCCAGCTTGAGCTTCTTCAATAATCGTTTTATCGATCATGTCCTTGGGGATAGAATCATAGCCCATTTGAGATATAAAATACTTAGACTCTAGATTGTCATCCGAATAAATATTTCCCATCCACTCTTTATATGTTTTATATAAATTTTCGAAGCTATAACTAGCAGAAGACAAAGCTATCATTTTTGATTTATTCTCAAAAACCATACGATCTTTTTCCCCCATCTTTCCGGCCTTAATCAACGAGTCCTCTATTTCCCTAACTCTTATTCTTTCCGCCATGTCTTGAGGGGCAACCAAGAAAGGCATAAGGACTGTTTTAATAGTTTCTTCGGGAAGTAAAAGATACTCGTCAAGTACTAGAATGTTTGCTCGAAATCCACGAATCTTTTCTCCGCTCAAAGGTATAGCTGTTACGCTTCCTCCGTTAATTCTCCACTCAAACTGATCATTACGTTTAGACTTTGCTCCGAAAGCTTGCGCTAGCAACTCAGCCCCTTTAGTCTCCACTATCTTTTCTAGATTCTGGAAAATAAATCTAGCAGTACGAAACGTTGGACCAGCTACAAGGATTTTTGTATTCGGTTCAAATATGCATTGAAGAAAACAATAAATAGACGCGATAAAAGTTTTCCCGCATCCGCGTCCCCAAACGCACATATTAAAATTCCTATTAAAAAAACCTTTAAGGGTAACTTCTTGATATGGCGCCAGTTTTATTCCGGAGATCAACTCTACCGTAAACCCTAAGTTGGCCCTTAGAAATTTCGCTAGCGTTATCTTCGCCTGCTTGGATTCGAGCTCTCCTTTTAAATCTAGCAGTTCTAGATTAGTGTCGTTTACGACTCGATTATACTTCTCGTGCGCGTACCACATATTTAATCATTCATAACAGTTTCGAATCATATGCATATTGCAGATCTACTTTTGCATACTTGCAATTACTAAAGAATATCCTTTTCATTACTCTTATAGACTCTTGTCTGTCTTTAACAAAGAGAAACTGTACATTGGGGTATTCTTGAATCACAGTTCTTATATTGTGAAAAATGTGTTGCGGATTAGTTCTTATGTTTTTGTAGGTTCTTTTAAGCTTGTGGAACATTAAACTCGCATTATAATCGCTCTCCACAAGAACAATCAAATTAGCGTTTTCCGTTTCAGCCCTTTCTATTTCATCACAGAACCTTTCATATCCGCCGCTCAAAGTACCGATTAAATCTTGA